GGGGTGACGTGCTTGCGCATCTACGGGCTCGCGGGCAGGTCGAGGGTGAGGCCGTGGGTGCGGCCGGCGGCGTCGTCGGCGGCCGGGTCCGGCCGGGTGTCGGGGCGGAGCGCCTGGGGCGCGAAGGTGATGTCGAGGCCCGCGAGCGGGGGCGCCGCCTCGCCGACGCTGAGGCCGGCGAGCCGGTCGCAGGTCGCCCGGGCCGAGCCGGTGGTGAGCGCGCGCGCCACCGTGCGCAGGGGCTCCGGCAGGCTGGCGTAGGGGCCCGACACGGGCGCGGCGGCGTCGGGGAGTTCGGGATCTTTCAGCACCACGTCGAACACGACGTAGCGGATCGCGAGCTTCTCGCCCGTCTGGTCGCTCGGAAAGCGCTCGGAGACGTAGTCCGTCACCCGCTTCGTCACCGCCTCGCGCAGGAGCCGGGAGGCCGGCGTGTCCGCGTAGGTGAGCGCGCCGATCACCCGGTCTTCGAGCAGGTCGAGGAGCGCCTCAAGCTCGCGGTTGGTGGCGACCACCCCGAACTCGGCCTCCGCTCCCTCGCCATCGACCACCGTGGCGGAGATCTCGACCGTGAGGCTGCAGGTCAGCTCGAAGGGGGCGCCGCCGTTGTTGGCCGAGTACGCCTTGGCCTTCGTGGTGTCGGTGGTCACCAAGATCACCGGCATCGGCTCGCGGTGGTCGATCGCCTCGATGCGGCTGTCGAAGATCCGGCCCTCGACCTGGCGGTCGATCACGGGGTCGGCCAGGAACGCCTCGATCGCGGCGAGCCGCAGGGCCGTGCGGGCAAGGCTCATCGGATCTCCGCCAGATGCAGGCTGAGCCGCCCGAGATCGACGGGCAGGCAGTGGGTGATCTCGAAGCGCGCGCCCGTGTCGAGGCGCAGGACGTGCCAGCCGGCCTGCGGGCGCTCCGCAAGCGCGTCGACCGCGACATCCACCCGGGGCTGCTCGGCGGCGATCGCGTGGGTGGTCGAGTCCGCCATGGCGCGGCCCCGCGCGTGGGCGAGCGCGCCGGGGGCCACGAACACCCCCGTGAAGGGGATGGGCGGGGCCCCCGGCTCGGCCTCGCGCCGGGCGTTGACGTCGCGGCGCCCCGGCGCGCTGGCGGGCGCCTGCCGGGGGATGAGGTGGAAGCGCTCGCCGAACACCCGGTCCGTCGTGCGGCCGGCGGCGCGCGCGAGGCGGGCGAACGGCGCGGGCACGGGCTCAGAAGCTCTTGTTGAGCCGGACCCGGCCGATCGGCGCGTTGGCCGCCTCGCCCTTCGGGTTTACGGCCACGCCGATCTTCAGGTTGGCCGCCTGCGTCTCGGTGACCTTCTTGGCGGCGGCGTCGTAGTAGAGCACCTGTCCGAAGTCCCAGGCCTCGGCGGCGACCTTGGGCAGGTCGTAGACGCCGCCGGAGGTGTCGAGCTCGAACTCCTGGCCGATTGCGGCGTCGCCGGTCGCCACGCCGAACACGGCGTTGGCCACCACGAGGTCGCCGGATTTGACCGCCGCGGCGGCCAGCGCGGTCAGGGTGCAACCGCTCATCACGAAATTACGCATGGGCTCTCTCGGCCGAAAGGCTCGCTGGAGTGCGGGAGGGATCGGTTGGGCCGGAGCCCGCGCGCGGGTGGCGCGGGCCCCGGTTGAGCGGGGCGCCTTACTGCGAGCGCCACGCGCCGCGGTGGTCGATCACCTTGGCGCCGACGTCCTGGCGGACCTTCACCTCGACGCCATCGACGTCGAAGCCCATGCGGGTCTCCGTGTAGAGGCCCTCGGCGCCCTCCAGATAGGCCAGCTCGATCAGGTCGATCTGGGCCGGATCGCCGAAGACGTAGAAGTTCGTCTTGCTCACCGCGTCGAGGCGCGGCTCGGAGATCGGCTTGAGCTTGCGCATCGTGTCGGTGACGGCGTCCGCCGTCTTCGTCGGGTAGATCATGCCGAGGAACTGCTCGGCCTTGGTCTCCAGGGCGACCGGCACCACGAGGTAGGTCGGCGACACGTTGAGCAGCGTCTTGCCGTCGAGGCCGGTCTGGTTGCGCATGGCCTCGCGCGCGGTGCCGACCGTATCGACGCCGATGCCGCCGCCCGCGCCGAGGTTGGCGTGCTCGGCCGAGAACAGCGCGAAGCCGTCGGCCATCAGCGGGTTGCCCGTGATCTCGCCCCAGACGAGGTCCGACTCGAGGTTCGCGGCAGCCACACCGAACGAGCGCGGGATGCGGGTGAAGGCGTCGAGGTCGTCGTTGATGATGACCTGCCGGGTGATCGCGACGATCTTGCCGTAGGTCGAGACGGCGTACTTCTCGGCCGCGTCGCCCATCTTGCCGCGCTTGAACTCGCCGCGCTCGTTGACCTTCTCCAGGCGGGGCGCCTCGCCGAGCTGCACGCGGGAGACCGGCTTGAAGTCGGGCACGGTGACGACGCGCACCAGCGGCCGGAAGGTCTGCGGGGCGGCCTGATAGCCCATCCGCAGGGTCTTGTTGGCGACGTTGGCGAGGATGTTGGGGAAGTCCGAGGTCGTCATGCCGCCGCCCGAGCGCAGGGCGATCTCGGAGGCCTCCGAGCGCATCTGCAGCATGGCCTGGGCGCGCTCGTGCTTGCCCATGCCGCGGGTCTTGACGCCGCGCGCTTCCAGGCACTCGCTGCCGATCTCCAGGAGCGTGAGGCCGCGGAACTCGCGCGCGTGGTCGGTGAGCTGGACACCGCGCGGGTCGTAGCGGTGCAGGAGCGCGTTCTCGATCGCGGCGCCCCGCTTCTCGTCGTCGCCCTGACCGACGATCTGGGCCCGGGTGCCCTGACCGGTGACCACGGCTCCGGTGCGATTCGCCATGTGCTCGAAACCGCGATTGCGGAAGGCCTCGGCCGTGGTGCCGTCGGCGATGGCGGCGTCGATCTGGTCCTGCGGCAGGCCGGAGCGGCGGCCGATGTCGAGGATCGTGGCCGAGCGCTCCCGCTCGGCGCGGACGAGAGCCTGACCGTCGAGGACGGGCGCCACCGGCGCGGACGGGGCCGCACGGGTCTCGACAGGCGCGGCCGGGGCGACCGGGACGACGGGGGCGGTCTCGACGGGCGGCGTGCCCTGGGGCGAATTACGACGAAGCACGTCGCTCTCCTCTGAGTGCGGGGTGGACTGGGGGGTAGGAAGCGTCTCGGCCGGTACGGACCGCACGGCGGCCTGCGGATCGGCGGGAACGGTGACGAGGGAGACTTCGAGCAGCTCCCACTTGTCGGCGCGCCAGACCTCGACCTCATCGTCGATGCTGGTCAGGGTCCAGGTCGTGACGCGGTAGCCGACGGAGATCGAGGACAGCTCGCCGCGGGCGACCTGACCCTCGAAGCTGCGCCCGTCGTCCGTGTCGGCGAAGCGCAGGCGCCCGACGAGGATGCCAGCCTCGAAGCGGGCATCCTCCACGACGCCGATCGGGCGGTTCTGGTTGTGGTTGAACAGGAAGTTCATCCGCCCGGAAGCCGCCCGGCCGAGGTCGATCGCGTCGGCCGAGACGGCCAGCTCTTCGTAGCCGCCCCACCGCTTCACCCGGGCGCCGGATGAGAACACCGCGTCGATGGTGCGACCGACCGGATCGTAGGTGCCCGGCGTGAAGCTCGCCGCGCGGGTCGCGGTCGCACCGGGCTCGAAGCCGTCCGGACCAATGCGGGGGGTGGAGCGGGTGCGTGCGCCAGCGGGCGCCGGAACCGAGCGCGTCATGGTGGATTCCGTTGAGGCGGTCAGGCCGCGGGTTTCTCGGGATCGGTCGGGTAGGCCCCGCCCGGGGGCAGTTGCGCCACGCCGGTCTGCGAGGTCCGGCGCGGGTCGATGTCGAGGACGAGCTTGCCGGGCGTCTTGTCGAGGACGTCGAAGAAGGTCCCGAAGTCGGCGACCACCTTGCGCCAATCCTGCCCCCAGCTTCCCAGGAACTCCTGGGGCGTCATCCGGCCGGCGCGCACCGCCAGGATGTCGGCCTCCAAGTCCTTCCTCGGGTCGATCGGATCAACCGCCGGCAGGATGAAGTCCCAGCGGTAGCCGCCGCGGCGGGGCCGCAGCGCGCCGTTCATCACCGCCGCGTCCTCGAACCACCCGACGACGCGCCGCACGAGCTGGGGCACGGCGACGTGCTCCTGATCCATCAGGGCAAGCCGCCGACCGATGATCTTGCCGGCGCGCAAGGACGAGTAGTTCGCCTGCCGCAGGTCGCCGGTCAGCTCATCGTAGGTGAGCCCGGTGCCCGCCGCGAAGGCCATGGCGGCGGCCAGATACACCTCGGCGAACTGGCCCGAACTCGTCGGCTCGGCGAATGTCGCCTTCTCGCCGGGGCGCAGGTAGTTGATCATGCCCGGCGCGAGCTTCTCGATCAGGCGGCCGACAGCCGAGCCGCCCTCCTTGGTCGCGCCGCCGACGGTGCGGGCCGGGGCGCCGTCCGCGCTCTCGACGAAGACGGCAAAGCAGGCCTCGGTCTTGGCCTTGATCAGCACCGCGTCCATCAGGTCGGCGCGGTCGCGCGCGCTCATCAGGACGGGGGCCAAGAGCGGCACGCCGCGCACCTGTCCGGGCCGCAGCGGCCGGAACAGGTGGATGACGTCGGCGCGCGGCACGAAGTGCGACTGGTAGGGCGCCCCGTAGAAATTGAAGTCGCCGGGGTGCTGACCGTGGATCCAGTAGCCCAGGCGCTCGTCCTCCGGCCCGAGGCCGACGCCGAGGCGGGAGGCGTGCCCCTCGAAGAGGCCCATGTCGCGGGCGGTGTCGATGAAGTCCCCTTCGAGCAGTTTGAGCTTGAGGGGCACGCGCATCGAGCGGTCGCGCGGGGCGATGCGGCGCAGGACCGAGTCGCCGCCCTCCAGCATCGCCATCCAGGCGAGCCGCTGCAGGCCGCCGAAGGTGTTGATCTCCTCGACGTCGCAGGTGGCGCACCACTCGGCCCAGAGATCCTTGACCTGGTTGTCGATCCGGTCGGAGCCGTTGTCGGGCACGGCGAGGATGCCGGTGCCGATGGTGTTGGCAGTGCGCACCTCGATGGCGCGCGCGCCCTCGCTCGTGTTGCGCACGAGGTCGCGCGAGCGGCTGCGCAGGCGGGCGAGGCCCG